GTATTAATGACTGCTAATATTTAACAGGAGCACCATATATGCCAACTCATCCCGGCCGTCCCCCGCGCCCCATGTACGTCACCAAAACGTGCGTATACCTCACTGAGGAGGCTCTGGACGGCGCGAATAACATCATAGCCAAACTACCATCCCGCCGCGGCGTACGCATCACAGCGCGCACGGACGCGGTAAATTTGGCCCTTGTGGAGATGTCCTACCGGCTGGACCGCGAGGACCCCCTACCGGCCCACGGGAGGCCCCAATGAACTGGCGAACCGAACAGCGCCGCGTATGTGATTTAATACCGGCGGAGAACAACCCGCGCAAGCTCTCACCAAAAGCCGCGAAGGACTTGAGGGCGTCCCTGGAAAAATTTGGCCTCGTGGAGATCCCCGCGATTAATGCCGATGGGCTGATACTGGCCGGGCACCAGCGGCTGCGGGTGATGGCCGTCCTCGGGCGCGGGCAGGAGATGATTGATGTGCGCGTGCCCGATAGGTTGCTAACGCAAGCGGAGTGCGATGAGTATAATATTCGCTCAAATAAAAATACCGGCGAATGGGATATGGAGAAATTGCTCGCCGGGTTCGAGGTGGCGGATTTAAAGGCGTGGGGATTTGAGGAGGTGGAGATCGGGCCGCTGCCCGTAGCGGAGGGCGCGTGTGATCCTGACGAGTGCCCCGCGCCACCGGAGGAGCCGCGCACGCGGGTGGGGGATTTGTGGATATTGGGAGAGCATAGGGTGCTGTGTGGAAACGGGGCCGACCACGACGACGTAATCAGGGTGATGGGAGCGGACTTGGCGACGTGCGTTTTTACCGATCCACCTTATGGGGTGTCGATTGGAAAGAAAAATGTCATGTTAAATTCCTTCCAAAAGGCTGGAAGGAATTTAACGGACATCGTCGACGACGACCTTAGCCCCGAAGCCCTCAAGGCACAGATAGCCCCCGCGTTCGCTGAAATCAAAAATACCGTCATGGCCGAGGATTGCACGGTTTTTGTTTGCAGCCCGCAGGGCGGTGGGCTCGGGATGATGATGATGATGATGATGATGAAAGAGTACTGCTATGAGGCGCGGCACGTTTTAATCTGGAAAAAAAATAGTCCGACTTTCAGTATGGGCCGCCTCGATTATGACTACCAGCACGAGCCTATTTTATTAACGTGGGGTAAAAAGCATAAGCGCCCGATGCTCGGCACGCATAAGACCAGCGTGTGGGACGTCGACAAGCCGATGGCGAACAAAGAGCACCCCACCATGAAGCCCGTCGAGCTGTATGTCAATGCCTATTTAAATAACAGCGAATCCGGGGATGTGGTATTTGACGGTTACGGTGGCTCCGGCACCGCCGTAATTGCAGCCGAGCAAACGGGCCGCCGCGCCCGCGTGATCGAAATTTCCCCCCACTACGTCGACGTGATCGTCGCCCGCTGGGAGAAATTTACGGGTAAGACCGCCACCCTTGAGGTGAGATGAACATCGCCCCCCTCATCTCCGCGCTCTCCGAAAACCAGCGCCGCGCCCTCGTGGACGTGATCGCCCTCATCTCCTCGGGTAAGAAGCTCAAGCCGTCCGACCTGGACGCGTTCGCGGATGATACGAATTGCAGCGGGGTGCGTATCTGCGAGGTGCTGGGCGTCACGCGCATGGGCCTCCATAATTGGGTCGTTGCGGAGGGCTGCCCGCGGAATCCTGACAAATCGTACTCCCTGCCGGCGGTGGTTAAGTGGCGGGAGGCGCAGCTCACGGAGCGCGCCAACGCGCCCACCGGGCTTAAAGAGGAGAAGTTAAAAAAAGAGATCGAATTTTTACAGGCGCGTATTGACGAGAAAAATGAGACCGTGATCGACCGCGCCCTGCACGAGACGATACTCGTGGCGCGCGCGGGGAGCCTGCGGTCGTTCTTTGAAAAAACTTTCATGAGCAACGCCGTGCATCTCGCCGGGCGATCCGTGGACGAGGTGCGGACGGTGCTGTATGATTTATTAACGCACGCTATGGACGCCTATGTGGGGGAACGTGGTGACAACCCGGTATAGTATCATACCCCCCGTACACGAGCACCCCCTGCTTGAGTCAGAGCGCCGGGCGTTCCGCGTTATGGCGCGCCCCCTGACGCTTGAGTGGGCGGAGAAAAATATACGCCTCGTGTCGCCGGGGTATGTGTTTCCCGGTCCGTACCGCGCGAAACCGTGGCAGCGGGAGATTGTCAACGCGTGGCACCATTGGGACCGCGTCCTGCAGATCGGCCCGGTCCAGGTCGGTAAATCCGTTAATTTCGACATGTGCATGTACTACGCCCAGGCAGTACTCGGGATCAACGGCATGGTGGCATATTCCGAGACCGGGACCGTAGAGAGTGTCTTTAATTTGCGCATAAAAGACATGATCCGGTTCAATCCCTGTCTGCGGGAAAACTGGTCGGGCAAGGACGACGACCTCACCACCGCGAATTTAAAACTTGAAAATTGTTTGTGGCGCGTGGCCTCCGCGCAGAACAGGAACGACCTCGCGTCATTCTCCGCGGCGCTCGGTATCGGGTCGGAAGTCGCGAAGTGGAAAAAGATGAATACTTATAACCCGGTGCTCATGCTCGCCGGGCGCGCCGGGGTGTATAACCAGACCGGGCAGATAAAATTATTACTTGAGAGCTCCCCGTTTGAGATCGGGGATTACCTCTACAAAGAAACCTACAAGTCCGGCACCCTGATCGTTACCCCGCATTACCCCTGCCCCCATTGCGGGGAGTATCAGGAGTGGCAGGATTGCCAGATAAAGATACGCGGCGAGGGCGACCACCGCCCCGAGCGTATACGGGACGCCGGGCCTGCGGGCGTGTGGTATAAATGCGCGTATTGCGAGCAGGAGATCACGGAGGCGCAGCGCGTCGCGGTGGATCCCTGTATTGTGTGGGCAGCGCCGAAAATTGACAAGGAAGATTTTAAGCAGGAAGGCGAGCGCGTGGGATTCGACGGGTCGATACCTGGCCGGCTGGACGGTGGGCGGCGTAAGGGGTTCGACACTATCGCGTACAACTATCCGCGCCTCGTGGACGTTTCATTCCCTTTTTACAAGTGCCTTGCACTATTTTTTGAAACGAAGAACGACCCCGAAGCGAAGCGCACTTATGAGACCGAAACGATGGGGAGATGGCCACGGCGGCAATCAAGGAAGGTCGAAGTGTCATACCTTGAAGCAAAAAAAGTGCAGGGGTTTTACCAATTCGGCGACGCCCAGCGAATACCCGCCGATGTTGTGGAATTGACTTTCGGGGCGGATACACAAAAAGACGGGTTTTACTATTCGATCTACGGGTGGGGGTATATGATGTCATGCTGGCTGATTCGGCAGGACTTTATAAAATGCCCGACCGATCCGAATAAAAATGCACAGGTTACATACGCGAATTTTCGGGAGGCGCTCTATGCCGAGCCGTTACGCTGGCCCGACGGGGGCGCGGCAGACTGGCGCTATGGGCTGATCGACCGAGGCGGCCACCGCGCCGAGGAGGTTGATTATATCTGCAAGCGTATGCAGAATATCAAGGCGTACGTGGGGTACCCGAAATACGACGACAAGAAACCGCCGATTTTTAAAAGCACCGAGGGCGAGTATTTCCTCGGACAGCCCCGCATGCTCTCCGATTTCACGGGGTCGCTATTGGCAAGCGATTTATTATATTTTCCGTGTGATACCGACGCGGAGTATTTCGACCAGATATGGCGGCAGTTTTTCCAGAAGCGTATCAACGCCCGTGGGGAGCAAGAAGAAATATGGGTGCACGGTTACGCCGAAGGCCGACCGCTCGACGATACGGGCGGCGGCACGGGCGCCGACCATTACCGAGACTGTTTTAATTTAGCATACGGCGCCGCGAAACTCGCCGGGCTTGACAAGAAATTATTTAACGAGACGTACTGCAAAAATGCCGCGAGTACCCGGCGCGCGCCACTGCCCGAGCGCGTCGCGCAATCGGCACCCGTCGTGCAGCCGGTCGAGCGCATGCCTGCGCGCGTACGCGGGGGAAATTATTTTAAACGTTCTTTTGGAAGGAGATAGAAATGGTTAAACAAATGAAGCAGCCGGCACCCACACCCAAACGCGCCGACGACCTGGCAATACTGGTCGGAGCCGGGGAGACGAAGGTTTTAATGCTGTCGCATGGAGGCAATGGCGCGCGCCTTGCGTCCGGCCTCGCGGGTATGATCGCAGCCGAGCGCGCAGCCGGTTATTTCTTTTGCCAAGCGATCCCGGCGAACGTCGGGGAGCTGGTGGCGGTGTTTAATAAGATTTGACATTAAAGCAATTAAAGCGGTCAACAATTAAAATATTTATTTCGCGCCTCGTGGCTATCGAGTATTATTAAGTCATGAGCACGACACCCGACGCAGTCCGCGACCAGGTTTTGACCGACGTACTTTCCGGTGATGCCGAGATACAGATCGGCGACCGGAGAGTGCGCAAGATGTCGCCGGGCGAGCGCCTTGATGCCATTAGTCAAATTGAGACTGCTTCAAAATCCCCGTTTATCAAGGTCGGCCTCAAAGCGAGGTCGATATGAGCATCATAAAAGATGCCGCCCATATCGCCCGTATTTTAAAGCGTGGCATGGCGACCCGCCCTTCGCGCATTACAGACGCGCAGAAACTCCAAGCTCTAAAAACTTACGCGATGCGACGGGCAAAAGCCCTCCGCCCCAAAGATTATTTACAGGGCGCGGATATGGGCGTGCTGCGGGGCGATTGGGCGAGCACCGTGACCTCGGCGACCTCGATTATCCGCACGGAATTTAAAACGCTTTGTGCCCGGTCGGAGCTCGCATACCGGACGGACCCGTGGGCGCGTCGCGTTCTGCAGGTGCTCGGGACGTTTGTCGTGGGTCAAGGGATCAAGCCGTACCCCATTATTAAAATGTCTAACGGCGAGCTCGCAGAGACCGCCACAAATAAACTCGCGCAGGACTGGCAGCGATACAACGACCAGGGGATGCGCAACGGCACCCAACAGATTACCATTTACGAGGGGCAGCGGCTTGAGTTTTTGACTATTGCGACCTACGGAAATACGCTCTGTAATTTCGTCAATTCAAAGCCCGGTTCGTGGCTGCGTCAGTCGATGCAAATCATAAAGCCCACGCGCCTCGACTTCTCCAAGGATAATTTTTTTGATTCGTCGAATTATGAGCAGCCGCCGCGGGAAATGATTATCCACGGTATCGAGATAAACAGCTACGGCGAGCCGGTCCGCTTTTATCTTGAGGGCATCGATAAACCTATCGACGCCAAAAATATGTTTCTGAATTTTTACCCGATTGAAACCGAAGCATACCTCGGGCTCCCCTGGCTCACCCCGTCGCTCGGGAACGTGTGGGACAATCAACAGATTTTTGAGGACAAGATGAAGCAATCCCGCATCCTCTCGCGGCTCGGGATTCGCATAAATAAAAAGGACCGGGACTCGTTCGACGAGGCTGCGGATTCCGTGGCGGATACCGGCGAGAGCTACATGGACCTTGATTTTCAGGGCCTCGTGGCCGCCGAGGATGGCAGCCTGCAGGCAATAAAACTCGACGACTCCTTGAAGGAATCTTTTAACCCGCTCCTTAAAAACAACTTGATCCAGCTTGCGGTCGGGATGGGTATATCGTATCAGGTAATATCGAGCGACCTTGAGGGGATGAACTTCGCCGCGAGCCGTGCGAACATCATAAACGATAACCGATTTTTCCGCGCGATTTTTAAATGGTACACAAAGACCGTTTTGCAGCGCCGGTATGAGCGTTTCGTAGAGATGGAGATTTTTCAGGGCAAAGTACCTGGCGTAACGTACCAGATGTACCTCGACGACCCGTGGTATTATACACAATGCTACTGGCTGCCGATGGACGGCGAGGAGTGGGTCGACCCGTTGCGTGATGCCGAGTCTATCAAGTTGCTTTACGGCCTCGGACAGGTCACGTATCAAGAAATTTGCGCTATGTCCGGCAAGGACTACCGCTCCACATACGCCCAGCTCAAAAAGGAGCGGGATATGTTTAAGGCTGACGATATGGAGCACCTCCTCCCCGGTGGACAAGTTGACACAACGGAACGCCGCGAGGCTTTATTGCTCGAAAAACCAGACGGAGACGAAGAAAAATGAAATGCCCACACTGCAATCAAGATATGCCGGAAGGCGTTGTCACATGCCCCCATTGCGCGCAGGCCGTCGCGGCCGCCCCGAAGCGCTGGTATAATATGGCAACACCCCGCGCGGGTTTTGCCGAGATTCGGATTTATGGGGACATAGGTATGTGGGGGATTACCGCCGCGCAGTTTAAACAGGACCTGGAGGCGCTCGGCGCGGTCTCCGACATGGAGATTTATATCAATTCGTACGGTGGTGAGATTTTTGAGGGGTACGCGATAATGCACGATCTGCTCGCGCACCCTGCAAAAAAGGGCGTCACGATCACGGGCATAGCGGCGTCGATGGCGTCGGCCATTGCAATGGTCGCCGATCCCGGCCGCCTGCGCATTTACGACCTCGGGTGGATTATGATTCACGACCCAATGGTCTCCAGCGACGGGAACGCCCGCAAGCTGCGTAAGGACGCAGACCTCCTCGACGGGCTTAAAGAGGGGATCATTAAAGCGTACCAGCGGCACGCCACGCAGCTCACGAAGGATGAATTGTGGGACCTCATGGCGGAGGAGTCGTACATCAGCGCAAAGGATGCGCAGACCTACGGCCTCGTGGATGAGGTTATCGAAGGTGAAAAAGTAGAAGACCCGATTACAAATACAGGGCGCATTTCGCCCCTGAATAAGGCAGGAAAAATAGTTTTACAGGTTAAACCCAATGGGCAGCAAAAGCCCGCAACAAAAGGAGTCAGTATGATCAAGTGTCCGCATTGCGGCAAAGAACACGCAGAAGGTGCCGCTTTCTGCACGGCTTGCGGGAAGCCCATCAGCTTGTCCGCAGCACACAATCGCGAAGTTTCGGAGGCTGTGGCCGCTGCCGCCGTCGCCGAAAGTGACCGCATTACCGGGATTATCGCGCGTTGCGATAAGAACGGACTCCCCGTGGATTTCCGGGACGGCCTTATCAAGTCAAAGCTCCCCCTCGACAAGGCAATCGAAAAAATCCTTGACGAGGTTGAGAAAAAGACCCCCGCCACCCCCGTCCCCCCGCAGGGTGGAGTCACAACCGACGCCGCGGACAAGTTCCGCGACCATGCCACGAAGTCACTCGGCGTTGCGCTTAACATCGAAAAAGACGCCGCGGTAAAAGCGGACATCCGCAAGAACCCCGGCCCCCGCGACATACATGGCCTCGTGCGCGCATGCCTCGCCCAGGAGGGCAAGCTCACCCACGACCAGATCAACCGTTTGAGCCCGCAGGATATCGCAGGGCATGCCGTCCGTATGGCCGGTATGGGCAGCTCCGACCTTCCCGCCGTTCTCGCCGATACCATGAACAAGGAATTTATGGGCGGCTTCGACGACGAACCCACCACATACCAGGCGGTTTGCGCCGAAGTGGAAAACCCGAACTTCATGAGCAAGAGCATGACAAAGATTTCCGGTTTTTCGGATATCGACGACCTGCCCGAGGGCGCGAACTTCAAACAGGGCAAATTTTCCGATAAAAAGGAAACCATCGCCCTGTCCACCAGCGGCAAGATGCTTACGCTCTCCCGCAATCTCCTCGTGAATAACGATACCGGAGCGATTGCAGCGGTGCCGCGCGCGATGTCCGGTGCAATGCGTCGGAAGATGAACCGGGACTTTTACGACCTCTTGACATACAATACACTGGTCGGCCCGGTTACTACCGAGGACAGCGTGGCGTTTTTCAATTACGCCTCACACAACAACTTGAAGTCGTCCTCGGGCGTCCCCTCCGTGTCCTCGCTCGGCGTTGCCGATACGATGCTCATGGAGCAGCCTCTCCCGAAAGCCGAAGCGTCAAGCGCGACCACGTACCTCAACCGTACCGGCTCGATCCTGCTCACCGGCACGACCAACCGGCTCACGGTGCTCCAGCTCATCGGAAGCGCGAACGACCCCGCAGCGACCGACGGCAAGCTCGTCAAAAACCCGTACGCCAATGTGGTAACGCCCGTTTTCGACGCGTATCTCCAGGCGAAGCTCACCGCTGCCAGCAAGACGTATGCGTGGTACTGGTTCGCCGGTCCGAACAGTTTCAGGAACTGGGTTGTCGCCTTCCTCTCAGGCAACCGCACCCCGACACTGCGGAGCGAGCCTTCCCGCGTGGGCGAGGCGCTCGGTATCAGTTACGACATTTTCTTCGACTACAAATTCGGGTTCGAAGATTATCGCGGCGTGATCCACAACGACGGGGCATAGTAGAGAGCGCGGGGCGTACCAGATACGCCCCGCATTTTTAACGCAACGGAACAAAAACAACATTTTAAAGGAGCATACAAATGGTAGGAAAATGTGTGTACAAGAATGCGGGCGGCGAGGTTCTCCGTTCCCACGGTTCGGCAACCACCGCCTGGACCCCGATCTATGTCAACGGTATCGGCGTTTGTGTCCCGCAGATCAGCGCGGATGCGAGCCCCTCGATCCCGACAAAATTTTTCACGGAGGGCGTGTTCCGCTTCACGATCACGACCGCAATCACCGTCGCGCAGGGCGACAAACTGTACTACGACTCGGCTGCCGGGACCGTACAGAAAACCCAGCCGACCACCGGGTTTTTCCTCGGCACGGCGGTCGAAGCCGGAACCGCAGCGGGCGGCTATGTCGACGTTGAGATCAACACCTCCGACGCCGCAATCACCCCCGACCTCACGAACATTTATGTCTCGCCGAACGGCGACGACACCGAGGGCGACGGATCGTTTGCCCGGCCCTACAAGACCCTTGCCATCGCCATCGCGGCGATCACCACCACGCGCAAAACTGTCGTTATGTTTCCCGGCGAGTACACCCACACCACCGATACCGACATCACGGTAAACGGCACCAAGATCATCGGTATGGGCGGCGTTTCCGTGGCAGCATCGGGCGTCACCACCTACGGCCTCAAGACTGTTTTCGGCGCAACGGGCGGGACGAAGGAATTTACCCTTGAGAATTTGGAATGGGACAGTGGCGCGAAAGTCGGTCTCCAGCTCCAGAACACCGGCGCAACCGCGAAGATCAACGGGTACATCAAGAACTGCGATTTCTCAGCCACCAACGCGACCTACTCCTCTATCGACGTGGACCACGCGGTCACCGGCCAGGCGATACGCTTGTACGTGGACGGCTGCACGATCGAAGGAAAGATCGACTGGGTCGTGTACGATAACGGCGACCGTCTGCGGTTCACCCGGGGCAATATGCGCGGTGGGCTCGTAACGGACGCGGGCAACTACGACGCCGAGTTTTTCATCGGCTGGTCGACGTTCCTGCTTAACGGCATCACCGGCGGGCACTCAAATCAACGGGTGATTTTCGCCGCGAGCGTGAGCGAGACCGATGCGGACCCGAACGTGTACCTTGAAGCGGTTGACGCGGACGTACAGACGCAGACCCCGCAGACCATCGCGTTCGACGCTCCGTAAGATTTCCGATAAGTAGAGTATCGGAACAGCCGCCACCCCGCGGGTGGCACAACGGGGGAGTTAATAGCTCCCCCGATTTTAAACAAATAAGGGGACATACAAATGAGAAATTTTATTCTGGCGCTTTCGGTGATCCTCATCGCGGTGGTGTACGTTGGCGCGACCGGGCAGTGGATTGTCCGCGTATCCGATCCGAAACTCGTCACCGCAGAGACGGGGTCCTATACGTACGTGGAGAATATTAATGTTTCCTCGGCAGACTGGACGATCCCCGATTCGGTTATCGTTCTCGGGATATGTGTCGACTCCGCCGGTACGATTAAGGTCGATTTGAAAGAGGCAACAGGCAAGACGCTTTTAAAGCCGGACGCTTTTTGTTACCCGCTGCGCGTAACGAAGATATACAAGACCGGAACGGATTCGCTTTTGCGTAACGGTAAAATCGAGGTTTTCGGATTTAAGAAAAACTGACCGGGGGCACCGTGGACAGTGTATACGATTTTTCACTATTTAAAAACTCATCGTTCGGGGAGACCGTAACATACACCCCGTCCGGCGGTGCCGCCGTATCCATAAAGGCGTGCGTTTTTCGGCGCGGCCTGCAGAAGCTCGATCCCCGCAATAGTACGCCCATCCCGTATTACCCCGTGATTGTTGAGGTGGATGTCGCCGACGTTCCCACCGTTACCGTGAATGAAGACAAGATTTCCTGCCCTGACGCTACCGGCGTTACGCGGGAATTTCGCGTCTCAAAAATACTGTACTCTGACGCCGGGTGCTTCAAGCTCGGGATGGGGGCATAGTATGGAGGTGCTCGTCATGGGGCGCGTGCATAACGCCGAGGCAATCCGAAACAAGATACTCGGGATCCCGGTCGAAGTCAAGGCCGAGGTATTTGAGGGCATGATGAAGATCAACCGGGATTTCATAGGCGACAAAAAAATGGCGGGTTTAATGCGCCGGAAATTATATGCCCGCAATACCTGGCGCAACTCCAAATTGTGGGAGACGCGCGTCGTTAATTTACTCAAGGGAAAAGTAGTCGACCCCCTCGGTGGCCAAGTGCTCACGCGTAAGAGTTTTTTTAGCGCGAAAAAAGCGGGCCTCGGCGGCGGTATGTTCGGCGCGGGTATAAGTATGCGCTTGCTCATGGGCGTTATGTATCGCACAAAAAAGAAACTCGACGAGGCCCTTGAATTTTTTGAGACCGGCGGAACCGTAACGAGCGACAAGTATATGCCGATACCCGTCAAGGGTGGGGATATTGGCAAGGCGTACACAAAATTTAAATACTGGTTGCGCGCCGGTAAATTCACCGTGATCTATAAAAACGGGCTTGCGTTTTATTTCCTCCGCAATGGCCCGCGCAGCCGGGACGACCTCAAATTCGTGGGCCGCAAAAACGTGAATATTAAATTTAAGCTACAGATGAAACAGAATTTCGCCATGAACGAAAGCAAAATGCAGAAGCGTCTCGCGGATTCAATCGACGCGGCAACCCGGAGGCTTAACGCGATATGAGCGATTGCATCGACAGCCTCATCGACCAGAACATACTTACCACGCTCAAGGCCATGACGAGCCCGACGTATGGCACGGACATGGGAACGGTGGAGCGTCCGCGCTCGGCGCTGTCGATCAATGGCCGTTACCCGTTTACGCTTGTTATCCAGATGGAGCCGGATGAAGTCGAGCAATGGGCGCAGCTCCGAGACGATACGCTTAATTATATAATTTGGTATCTTGACGGGCAGAACGATGAAGGCGAAACGGCGAACACCGAATTTTCTTATCGCCTGCGGAACGTCCACGCGGATATTACGAAGGCGCTTAAGGTCGACATCTCGCGCGGCGGGTACGCGCAGAATACGAAAATAATAAAACACGGCTTCGGGTTTTTTATGGACGACACTATATGCGAGCCCGGCGCGTATGTGGTGGTCGAGATTCAGCGGATTATCGATCCCTCAGACCCTTATCAGTTGGCTTAGAATATGAGTCGATTAATTGCACATTGGAAGGGTGAAAATAATCTTGTCGATAGTATTGGCGGAAATAACGGGACACTAGTACAAAACGGCGGGTTGTTTAGTTATGATGTTGGGTATGTCGATAATTCGTGGAAATGGGCGGGGGCCGTTGCAAATTATAGACTCTACATTACTACGCCAAACAGCCCAGTATATCAATTTGCCTCCGCAGCTTCTTTTTCAGTAGAGTGCTATTTAAACTTTTCACAATTCAGGGGCAGCGGCGTAATACTGTGCCAAGGCGACTCGTTGGCCTCTCGCAATTGGACGATATCGATACCAACGCGCACGCAAATCTCGATCAACTATAACGGATCAAATAATTTTTCGGAAGCCGTCCCCACGATGTCAACAGGGGTCTGGTACAGGTTAAAGGTCTCATATGACGGGGGTACTGGCGTTTGGAAGATCTATTTAAATACTGCTGGTGCTACGGAGGCCCTCGTTGCGACGCATACCCAAGCGATAACAATATCTAATACGACGTGGGGCTACTGTATTGGGGGTATTGACTCTATAAATACGAACATAATGGGCCAGATTGACGAACTAAAAATATACAACGATAACCTTCCCCCTGTGGAGCTATTTATGATTAAAGAACTCGACGTTTTTCTCGCAAAGCTACAGACCGCGCGCGGCACCCCCGACGACGATCTGGACGGAGAGGATTATCTCCTCGCCCTGCCGGACTCAAAGGTCGAGGTGATTACCCAAATGACCGACATAGAGACCGTGTCCGCTAAATACGATCAGGACATAGCGGTGCGCGGCATGGTCAACGCAAACGTGGCGCTCTCCACCTACGTGCGCAGCCTCGGGGCCGCCGTCGCGCCGGATTACGCCACGCTCGCGCAGGCGGCGGGGTTCGTACTCGCCGGGCCGACCGACGGGATTTTCACGCTCACCCCGATCACCGCCGTGAGCGATGCGACCACGAAGGACCTTGAGGTTTTCCATTACAGCGGCGGGGTCGGCACCGACGCCTCCGTGCTCACCAAGGTCGGCAATGTGGTGGGAGATTGGAAGCTCTCGGCGGACGTGGGGAAGCCCGCCGTATTCGCACTGACCGGCGGCAAGGGGATTTATATTTCGCAAGCCGCCGCCACGATGGTGGTGGGTGTGGTTAAGGACCGCACCCTTATCCCTCCCGTCCTCCCGCTCACCGTGTCCATAAACGGTGTGACTTATAAAGTGCTCAAGTTTGAATTTTCGGGTGGCAATTCAGTCGAGCAGTTTATCGACTGCGCGGCGACCTACGGATTCGGGCAATCCGAGATCACAAAGAAAAAAATATCGTTTTCGTTCACGGCGTACGCAAACGCCGCGCTCGCCAACCCGCTCGACGCGGTGATCGCCGGGGCGGTCGTGGATGATGTAGTGCTCACGTTCGGCACAACCGCCCGCAAGACAGAATTAAAAGCAACCGATCCGCAGTTTACGGATTGCAAAGTCGGGGACGCGGGCGGCCTGACAACGTGGGAAGTGACCGGCAATTGCACACAGAATAATTTTTTAATAACTCAAAATAGCGATTACGTCGCGTAAAGGAGACGGCCATGATTAAGGAACTAGACCTATTTCTCGTTAAAGAGCAGGCCGCCTTTGGGACTCCTGAAACGTCCCTTACCGGCGCGGCGGATTATTTTCCGGCGCTCCCCGATTCCAAGGTTGACGTGGTCCCGGAGTTTCAGGACGTTGAAGTAGTATCCGGCGGGTACGATCAGGACATAGCAATCCGGGGCAGCGTGCGGTCGGATGTTGCGCTCTCCTGCTATATGCGGTCGGTTGGAACCGGTGCGACCAGTTATCCGGATTTCGCCCGGCTCGCAAAGGCGGCTGGCTTCGCCGCGTCGACCACGAACAGCGGCGCGAAGTACCGGCATATTTACGTCCCCTCCACCACGCTCATCGGCTCGGATTTGACTGTGTGGAAATATTTTGGCGGTGTTGGCGCAAGCGCGTCGGTGCTCCGCAAAGTCGGAAACGTGGTCGGCGATTGGAAGATCACCGGAGAGGCGAATAAGGGAGTCGTGTTCGCCCTGCAGAACGCCAAAGGCACTTTTATTTCTGACGCGGCAGCCACGCTTGCCACGCCCACGAAAGACCGCTCGCTGATCCCCGCGTTTAACACCCTCGTCGCTACGATTAATAATGTGGCGTATAAGGTGCTGAAAATGGAATTTACTGGCGGCAATTCGGCAGAGCAGTTTATCGACGCGACCACCTCGTACGGTTTCGGGCGTACCGATATCACGAAGAAAAAAGGTACGTTCATGGTACAGGTGTACTCGGATGCGGCCCTTGCGCTCCCGATCACTGCGCTCCTGGGCGGGGATGTACTCGCCTCGACGGCGCTCTCTATCCGGTTTGGCGCAACCGCTGACAAGAAAATCCAGATCGCCAGCCTGTACCCGCAGTATACCGATTGCAAAACGGAGGACGTGGGCGGCTTGACCGTGTGGACTCTCACCGGCAATCTGACCCGTAACGATATCACCATAACCGTCGGCGCGGACATAACCTAGCCGACAAGATAAGAGAGGGGCACACATGATACCATTACACCAGGATGAGAAGTTGATCCACCGCGACCCGAAAGACGGGATTGATTATTTTTTTCGGGTGCTGACCGGGGAGAACGAGACGAAGTATAACGCCATCGTATCGAAGTACGCGAAGGGCCTCCCGGTTGCGGAGGTGCTGGCGATTGAGGACGAGCTCTTTGACTTTATGCTCGTGGGGTGGTCCCACGGTACGGCGTTCCCCACGGACGGGAGGCCCTCGCGGTACTTTAAGCATGAGGACAAAGACGCGCTCATCGGCGAGGCGATCCGGTTGAACCGGCTCACGGAGGAGGAAGCAAAAAACTGATTGTAGCAGGGACGCTACTATTCAGCGATTTATTGCAGGGGATTTATACGTGCGCTCATTGCAGCCGGCAAGATAAGCGAGAGCGGGGCTGCAAGCGGCGGCGTCGGGAATCGGTCGCTCATATAACTTGTATATGTGAGGGAAAAACGGAATGCAAACTGTGCTTAGGGAGCAACAAAATAATAGTGCATCGGTGCCCCCGGGCGCTTTTATCGGAGAGGGAGACCTCTCGGGTTGCTCCCTATTTTACTATATGGCAGGAGTCGGGCATGTCGGAATATCCCGACGGGCGGGGGCGATATTTTCAGCCTTTAAAAATGTTGGAAGCGTTTTATATTTTGTTGGTCGTAAAGCGAACTAACGCACCAAAGGGACAAAATGGGAACACCCCTCCAGGTTGAAGTCTCGGTATTAGACAAACTCTCCGCGAACGTGGCGAAGATGAATGCCAGCGTCACGGGGTTTGTAAATAATACCGAGCGCGGAATAAAAGGACTGACGCAGGGGTTCGTTGCGCTCGCGGCGTTCGGGGGTGTGGCTGCGGGCCTCGGGGCGCTTGTCTCGCGGTCGCTTGAGCTGGCGGGGTCGATACAGAAAACCTCCGCAGCGTACGGTCTTTCCACGCGCGCAGTGCAGGAATGGAACTATGTAGCTAAACAATCGGAGTCGAGCGCCGAGGCGATACATAAGGCGTTTGGTACTTTTGCTAAAAACGCCGTCGACGCTGCGCGCGGTACGGGCACGGCGAAGGACGCGTTTAAAAGCCTCGGGATCCAGCTTACCGACAGTAACGGTAATATGAAGGAGTCGAATGAGCTTTTTAAAGATGCGATGCTTCGTGTGGCCGATATTAAGGACCCGATGGTTCGGGCGGCGGAGGCGCAGCGGATATTTGGGAAAGCGGGGAAGGATTTACTGCCTGTATTAAGCCAGGGGAGCGAAGAAATACGGAAGCTGATTGGAGCTGCGTCCGACCTTGGGCAGATTCTTGATGAAAGGACCCTCGAATCTTTAGACTCCGCCGGCGATAAAATGGATACGTTTAAGACCGCAACGGCGGTATTAGGCGCGGAGCTGACGAATACATTTGTCCCGGCGCTTGGCGACGCGGCGTTGGCGCTCTCGCGGTTTCTCGCAAAAATATCCGGATCGGATTTAAAAAGCAGCGAGGAAAAGTTATCTGAAACGGTGGCGGCATATACACAGGAATCCGTAGACCTTAAAAAAGCCATTGACTTTGCGGTCGAATCAAAATCGGGTACTGTCGCTGTAGAAAAGTATGGCCAGTTTTTGTCTCTGACTCTTGAGGACGCGAAGGCACGCCTTAAATCCCTTGAGGTGTCCCTCGCGGCGTTAAACGATGATTTTCTTGGTAAGAAAAAAGGGGGCGCACCTGGAGGGGGTGGAGAGCAGGGCGATCCCGACGGCAAGGTCCGCGCCCAGGTCGCTGCCAAAGCAGAGCAAGCATATCGTGACCATCAAGCCCGCCTGCAGCAAGCGTCTGATAACACGGTGTTCCATCTTGATAAATCAAAACGTGATTCCACTGAGCGTCAAAAAAGGATGGACGACGAGATTGCGGAACGCATAAAAAAGAACGGTGAAAAGGGGCGGGAGGAAGTAAAAAAGTTCGATAAGGAACGTGAGAAGTCTATCGAGCGCGAAAAGGAATTGCGCAAAGACCTCGCCGCCGATCAGATTCAAGGTGCTGGGCGCGTGTTCTCCGCGTTCGCTAACGCTAATAAGCGCAACGCCCAGGAGCGTAAAAACATAGCGCGGTTTGAGGCTTTTATAAATACCGCCGTAGGTGTAACTCGTGCGATCCCCAACATCCCCCTTATGATCTTCGCCGGACTTGAGGGCGCGGCGCAGCAGGTAGCTATAGCAAACGCCCGTTTCGCTAATGGCGTGCGGGGCGCCGCGCCCGGATGGGCAACCGTGGGCGAGCAGGGGCCGGAGAATATTTTTGTGCCAGCGGGTGCAAGCATTTATACCAGTACCGAAACGCGAAACATGACGACCAATAACACACCTTCAATCCACTTTAATATCACGGATAAATCCGGAAATATATCAAATATGATTTTTGACGAGATGCGGGCCGGCGGTAGTGCTGACCGGATGGTGACGGCAATGTTTGACATGGCGCGGAAAAAAGGGCTGGTTCCATAATGCAATTTATAGCCGCCGATAATACCACCATTACCCTTAATAATCCCGTCGGTGCTTATAGCGTCGCGCTTCATATGCCCATTACGATACCGGAGAAGCACCCCGCCGGCTACGGGCCCGCGTTTGACGCGGACGATTCCGGGGCGCTTGATTACCGGATAATAGATACGGCCACGTGGAAATTACCGGCCGCGCAAAAGGCAGCTTTAAACGGGTTTTTCCGCGATGCTGCGCTGGGCCGCGCCGAAACCGTTAAGCTCCGGCTCGGCTCGACGCCCACTGGTTTCTTTCCGGGCGGTCCGGACCTCGGGGACGTGGGCGACTTTACGGTGCGGGTGGTATCGCAGGATCAGGGCGGGATGCTTTTAGAGCCGTGGAAATACTGGCAGGACACCCTCACCCTCGTGATCGTGACCGCCCCGTCCTATACCCCGGAGGTGGGGGCCGCGCAGGGGTCTCTCACCATTGGCACGGTTGATGGCCTGATGTACCCGCAGGCGGGGTTTAACGCTATGAGCCGGTATAACCTGCGGACGGATTTATCGCGTAGCGGCGGGCCATATAGTGTGGACGGCAGGGCCGCTGCCGATGCGTGGGAGAGTGAGTGGTTGCAAAGGTGTAACAACGGGCTTGCTGCAGAGCTTGTGGAGTATTTGGCCACCGCTCGCGGCGGGGATATAGATATCGTTAGCGCCCCTAATTATTGGGTATATGGAGCGGATAATCTGGCGGAGGCGTCATATTCCTCGCGCTTTTTGGGCTCCTCCCGCACCCGTAACGACGTAGTTTTAAAAATGACATGCGAAAAATATAATCACTGGTCGATACCTTTGCGCTTTGCGCTGACGGAAATAAATGTCTCATAGCAAAATTATACAGGCCATCCGTATCTATTGCGATACGTTCGTCACTGAGACACCGGCGCTCGGGGTGTATACCAACGGCAGCATATCGGAGATACGGCTATCTGAGGAGCCGCTGGTCGGCACGACGCTTACATGGGCAAGTGGGTTAATAGCCCTAAATGGTATACCGGCGCGCACAGAATCAGGGGACACCCGGCGCGGGGGGTGCGTTGCGGATTATAGCGGGCTGTCGGTTAGCTTGATCCATACAAACCGGTGGGTCCTGGAGCTTGAAGCCCTCGGTATCAACCTCGGGAATCTTACCGCTGAGCTGTGGGAATTTGTCGGAACGGAGTCGGATAGCGACGCCACGAGCGCGGCTGTTAAATTTACAGGCGTTATAGCGGAGGGCCGCGAGTGGGATGAGGCAGGCATATCGATCCCGATAAAGAACGCCGCCTATAAACGGAACGCGTGCATATTGGCCACTTCGGAGAGCGGCGCGGTTATTCCGGCCACGTTTGGAACGCACACGCCGACAGCGCCTGGTACCGTGATTAATAATCTGGCTAAGTTCGCACGGACAAACGAGGTGATAAAGGTACTTGACGACGATTATTTTACGAGGTCGGGGGATAAATTAAGCGTTTTCCCCGTGACAAGTAAGCAGTCGACCTATGTGTATCGCTGCCGCCTTAAAAGTAATTCGCTGTCGTTGGCGACACTGACGAGTGACACCTATGTGGAAATAGTCTCCGGTGCGAGCGCCGCCATAGGGCAACCGAGAAAAGTAACGGCTTTAAACATCCTCTCAGTTTCCGGAATAATTTACCTTGAGTACACGGTTGATTATGTTTATCAGGTTGAATTGACCTTGACCGGAGACGACAGAGCATGGGTGCGATTCACCGATATAGGCCGAGATTACGCTTGCGATACGTGGCCTTGTAAAGATTTTCTAAAATACGAGGACGGCTCCGCCGTTGAAAAGCCGGAGATTTATTCGTTTGACGAAGGCAATAAAAAATTTCATAGGATGGCGGATATCGCTTTTATTAACACTACTGCCGATAACAATGAAATAAAAATTGACGGCACCCATTATGATGACGATGTGGACAACATAACGGGGTTTATAGCCCTGCCGATCACGTCGCTTGAGCTTGAGTCAGCAGCCGATTTAACAGCGTGGAATTGCAATAGCATAGATTTTGCGGCGTATAGATTCAGCAGCGCTTATACCGCGCAGTATCCGTTGAAATTAATAAACGGGCTTTATAAGCCGACAACCGCAGGGAATATCCCTAATGGCGATCTTACAATTACAGATCAGACGTTAGTAAACGCGGCATACGCATACGACAGAAACCATGCGACGCAGGCGGATTTTATCCCGGTGATTACTTATAATACAACGGCGCGTTTATTATACTTGAAGGTTTTAAAATTTGGCCTCCCAAAACTACC